AGGATCTAAACCTTGTTCCATTAATGCAGCAGTTAGTTTTATTTGAGCATCAGCAAGTAATGTTTCTTCAACCATTGCTCTTTTCTGTTCAATCATATCATTATATGAAAACTCATCAATTGCTCTATAAGTAAGTTTAGTTGATCTTTTTGCAAATTCAGCAACAAGAACATTTATAACATTAGGTATTATTGGATAAAATTTTAATTCTAAAGCTGATGTATCTTCTTTAGTTAGTATTTCTACTACATCTCTATATTCATTATTTTCTTCAACAATATAATCTGATTTATCTATTATTCCTTTTGCTAGTTTATAATTTTTCATTAACCTTCTAGCATTTCTACGGATCTGTTTAAGTCCTTGTAATTCAATCCAATCTAAATTCCAAGCTGCCCATTCTTGAGTCTTATCCTTTTTAGAAATAAATTGTAAAGGTTGTGTAACAGTGCCAAGTTTGTTCTGTTCAGTTTTAACTCCATTCTTTGCTTGTATTGCATTTATTATTTGCATGTTTTTTACTTTAAGTTTCTAAAAGCAGATTTATTAAATCCTCTACCTTTTGCAAGATTATTATTTCCCATGTGACGAAACGGACTTCTATCTAATTTAAACAAATTTTCTGACTTTTGCAAGTTTTTTGCTGCATCATCCATAATAACTCTTTTTGCATAACCTCTATTAGATTGTTGTATTCTCATAAAGGCAACTAAAGCTGCAAAAGAAACTAGTCTGTCCACATTGACACCTGCTGCATATTCTCTCATTTCTGTTAATAACATAGGATCTGGTATTCTTTCTATGCCATATTTAGTTCTTACTATAGTACCATCTGTTTTAGTTTCAACATCTAATTCTTCTTTAGTATATTCTATAGCATAATTAAGAAGATGTTGTTTAAATAAGGTTCCAGTATTCTTCCAACCATATTCCTGAAACACATTAGCATTAGCACCTAGATCTTTTAAGAACATGATCTGACTCTTAGGTACTAAGAATCTTTGTTTTTTTCTAGATATCATATACTGGATAAATAAAGAAATATTATTTTCAATAACTGTCCATGCATTATACCATTCTATAATTAATTCTAATCTCTGGTGTGTTTTATTTAAATCATCAAATCTACCACACCAAGCTGCTACAATTTTATCTGGTTCTATGTAAGTTTCTGTCTCTGTTCCGGTTACTTTTGTAACTTCTACTGGAGCTTTCATTACATATATAGAACATAATGATTCTGATGTTGTTGTTTTTCCCTCAGATACAGGGTCAATTGAAGCATAGTACTGTCCAAATGTTGGATCTTTAATTGGTCTTTCCCATACAACTAATACTCCTGTTTTATCTTCAGTTTTTTTAGTTATTGGAAACTCTTTAATAGGTTGTTTATTAGAATGTTTAACAGTAGGCTTTCCATTTTCATCTGTAGAAATATCTAAAAATTCATATGAATATTCTTTTTCTTCAATTCTTCTTTGTTGTGCAGCTACTAGATGTGGAGGAAAAACAGATACAGATCTATGTGCAAAAGCTTCTTCAATATTTCTTGGATGCTGAGATATTCTTAATTGGTAATCTTCTGGAGATAATTCATTTTTCCATTTAACAAACTGTTCATCTAGAGCTTTTAATGATTCTTCTACAAGTGAATTACCATACTCATCAATATGTGGTGGCATTGACCATTGTTCAGGAATAAATAAACCTGACAAACCTACAGTACCTTTAGAATCTATAAGATCAGTTTCAATAGCATAAATATCTTTTGATGTAGGATTAAGCATCATATCCTTTAATGGATTACATTGTGATAAATCACCAACTGATCCTGCAGCAATAAACATTCCTGTAGTTGTTAAACCTGATCTCATTGCAGGTCTCATGTACTCATAAGTCTGATCCATCTTTGGTGCTATACCAGCTTCTTCATGAAAGAAATATTTTACTGGTCCACCTACACCATTTGTTGGATCCTTTTCAAATGACATCCCCTGCATTGTACCTTTGAGACCAACTTCTGTTTTTCTATCCCCTTTTCTTACCTCAATCTTTTGTTGCCACATTAAAACTTTATCAGGAGACATAGGTCTATACCAAGCAGTATGTTCATTTAAAAATGCAGCATATTCTGCAAGAAATTTCCATGAACCTTTTTCATTTATATAATCTTTAAGACTAGCACCTATTTTAAGTGTAACCCCTGACTCAAACCAAAGCTGATTAAGTAACTTAGATATATGAAAGTAAGAAGATGCTATCTGACGTTTCTTTAGAATAGCAACATGTTTATAATTAAGTTCTGCAAGTAGTTCATATAGTGCCATATGATACTGAGCATCTCTAATTTTTGCAAAGTCAAACTTCTGTTGTTCTTTATCAAAGATTGGTAAAAAGTTTAACCACATATAGTAGTCTCTTGTAATATACCATTTCTTGGTATCTTTTATATAGAACACTCCTTTTCTGCATTTTTCTTTTTGATTGTCCCAATAATTTATAAAATCTTTAGATCTAAATGGAAATGTACAATATACATTTTGTTCTCTAAACCTTACTGCTTCTTGATTAAAAAGAAAACTTGTATCATCAAATTTATACTTTCCAGGTTCAGAAAATATTTCAGCAATAGAGTTAGAAAATTCTTCTCTAGAATCAAATGATACTGTTGTCCATGTACCATTATCCCAACAGGGTATGTCTTGATATATTTCACTCATAATTATTGATCATAAGCCATACCAATTCCACCTCTAACTTTACTAGATTGTTCATCTTGAAGATCTTTATATACTCCTTTAAATGATGCTCTAATCTGGTCAAAGTTTTTGGCTGCAGCTACTAGTGAATTAATATTACCATCTCTTCCTGCTGTAATCTGTGTAGTCTCCATATATTTAGCTAATCTATCTAACATAGAAGCCATTCCTTTATAAGCTCTTGATGTAGGAGTTTCATACATTTTTTGACAAAACTGTAAAGCAATAAAGATATCATCATCTTCTGTAGAAAATTCAGCATTTATTTCTTTTAGAATAATACTTTCTTTATCAATCTCAGGAGTATGAAAAAAAGGATTCAAATCTGGATTAGGACAAGTCATATAAAAAAGATATAAATATATGTTAAGATGATCTTCTGGATAGTTATCCATTATATCTTTAAGGGCTTTTAGTGTATAACAATGTTCTGTAGGAATAACCACACCATTCTGAACATCAAATAATCTTACAATCATTTCTTTTTTACTTTATGTTTATTATCATGCAAATAATGCATAATGCTTATTACTTCATCAACTAGATAAGGAACTGCAATTGGAAGTACTTCTTTTACAATGGGTTCATTATTATAATTAAGTTTAGCTATTGGGTATCCCCATTTATCAACATCTTCTTGTTCAAATGAAATATGATGGATAAATATTCTTCCAGGTTTTAATTTAGGATTATGCTTAAGTATAATATACATATAAATACTTAATTGTAAGGCATAGTGATTAAAATTACAATCATCTAAATTATCTAGAGGTGGTAATAGTTTATCTGACTTACCTTCCCAATCTGTATATGATTCTGTTTTTATTTCTTTATTAGTTTTATAATCTATGATATTTACTTTACCATTTACTATTTCTACTAAATCTGATTGTCCACAAATACCAACTGATTTAAGATACATCATATGTTCAGGATATACTCCTGGTTCTAACTTTTGTATAGAAGCATATTTTATACCATCTTTTTCTGGTAGTGGTGAAAATATTGGAATTGTAAAACCTTCTCTTTCAATAGATGCTAATGCACATAAATCAGATTCTCTTTGGTTATGATAGTAAGTTCCTAGTGTAGTTGCTCTTGTAGATTCAGCATTCCATATATTTTGAATTTCATCTGGTGATATACCATACCATTTAGATTTTTTATTTTTAGAAACTTTTTCAGCAACCTTTTTAGCATCAAAGGATTTTTTAAAATGAGAAACAAGAGTTGTTACACTAATCCAGTCTATACCTTCAGTGTTTATACTATTATAACTATGATCTATGGCATTGAATGTAATACTCATAATGCATCAAGTTTATCTTCTTCTTCTTGACTCATAATTGCTTCCCACTTTGCACCTTCTGGATGAGGACAAGATGAAGATAAAGATCTAGTTTTAAATGTTAAAGAACATCCACATTCATTGCAACATGGAGCAGTACCTTTTACTGCACATTTTTTTCCTTTAAGTTCACAAGTATTACAGATATCATATCTTATTCTTGCTACTTCTTCTACAAATTCATCTCTAATAATAGAATTTTTTACTCCTTCTAGAATTTGTTTTTTATTCTTCCACAGAGTTGTTAAAAGGTTTTTCATTTTTATTTTTTATAAAATTTATTTTTTTAAGTTCTTGTTGTTGAATTATTTTATCTAGTTCTATTAATAATTCTAATTTTGTTTCAATACCTTTTTTATTATAATAAGCTGCAAATGTTGATGTATCATGATTTTCAAGTGAATTAGTATATCTTGGTATTGCATTTCTAACAAGTTTAGTTCTTATAATAAAATGTCCTAATCCTTCAATGTTAATTCTTGGAAAAACTAAATTACTAAGATTTTGTCTTACTTCTTTATAATAAAAAGAAATTACATCTTCAACAAGTGTTTCACTAATGTTTAATTCTTCTGCAACAGGTTTGTATAATATGTTATACTTCTTCGGAATCATTATCTAAAAATTTATAATCTAATAATATTTTACCTTGAGTTTGTATTTTTAAACTTGGATTTAACATTATAATTTTTTTATTACTATTATCTTTTATTATAAGATTATTTTTTTCTGATTTATTTAAAGAATTTCTTACTGTTTGAGAAGACTTAAATATTTTTTCATCTTCTGCAGAAGCATCATAACAAAAATGAGTAAGTTCTATAGGTTGATTAAAACTTAATAGAGTAAGACAGTTAAGATCAGAATCACTCATTGTTATATGATTAACATAACAATGAGTTAAAATCTGAAATTTAACAATGTCCCACTTGGGCATTTTTACACGTTTCTGTACCTGGTTAACTAAAGCCATGATTACTTTTTCTTTAATGTTCTTTTAGTAGGTTCAGTAGTTTCTTCTTCTGGTCCTTCTTGCATTTCTGATGCTAACATAGCATACTGCATTTGAATATTAGTTCTTTTAAATCTTATTTCATCTATGCTAGTTAGTAAACTTTCATATTTTAATTGAGCTTCTAAATAAGGTAAAGATTCAGTATAAAAAGAAAGCATTTGTTCCTTACGTTCTGTTAACTGTTCAGGAGTTAAATCTAATTCTTGTTCTTGTTGATCTACATTTTCCATTGTTTATATTTTTAAAGTTTAAACAAATATACTATAAAAGTTTAAATAAAAAATATTTAAACAAAAAAAATCCAGATAAATTAAATTACCTGGATTATTATAGCTTAAATAAGAATTTTACTTTTATCTATTTTTAATAGTTAAGTTTAATATTGTTAGCATGTAAAATTCTCTATAGATATCTATCTCTAAAGTAAATACATCTACTGAAGATAATCTAAGTCTTATAGATATCTTATCCCATTGTTTTCTTGCTGATTTCCAGTTGTTTCTAAATTTCATAATTGTTT